TTAGATGCAAGATTAAACAAAGCTAATGTTGACATGGATAAAAATCAGCTTATCTTAGAGCTAGAAGGTGTTGCAGAGGCACAAGACCTTAATCCTGCGCTTGTGGGAGACGCTAAAACTTCCGCAACTAAAATCTTTAAGCTTGCTGAAAAGCTAATCAAAGAGTCAGACGGCACAGCCCTTGGAATCTTAAACGTAAGACGACAGATAGACAAAGAGCTTGCTAAGTTAGGTAAGGGCAATTATGATGGCAACAAGCAGAACGGTATTGACATTGCTAAAAGAGCTATGCGTAATCATTTGAATCTTAAAGTTGCTGAAGCTGTCCCAGACGTTAATGTCAAAAAAGACTTACGTAAGATGCACCTATGGTTGCGAGCTGCTGACGATGTTTATGATAAGGCCGGAGCAGACGCTGATTTAAAAATAGGTAGAATGATTCAGAATGTTGAAGGAGCTACAGGCACTCAAGCACCTAGGTCAGCCATTAGTAAGTACGTTGCAGGTAGCTTGTTAGTCTCTGGTATCGGTGGTATTACTCTTGCTGGTTACCTCCCTCTTGCGTCCGTTGCTGCTGGAGCAGGCGCTATTGCGTATGCTGTTAAACGTGGTGCTGTCAGTCCTAGCGGTAGGAAGGCTCTAGGAGCTCTTCTAAGGGAGACTGATAAAGCCCTTAAGGCAACTAAGAACTCAGCCATGCGTAAAGCCATAGCGGCTGATAGGGCCTTTGTCGTGGAGCTTATGAAGCTACCCACTACTGAAGCGGAAGACTACACAGAAGAAGAGCTTAAAGGAGAGGAATAAGCGTGGCTGACAACACTCTAAAGCAGTATGATGAACTGATTGCACGATCAAGAACCGCAGGAACAACACGGTCGCGCGTTGCAAACCGAAACCCTACAGTTTCTAAAAGTGGAGGCGAGGACTTAGCTTACCTCACTGCTTCTCTTGCTCCTGTAAGCGGTGAGATTATATCAGGAAAAGAAGCCGTAGAAGACTTTGAAAAAGGTAACTACGGTATGGGTTTGTTAGGAGCCTTTGGTGCTGTTCCCTTGCTGGGCTATGGCCCTCGCGCTGTCAAGGGCCTTATCAAAGGCACTCAAGGTCTTACGGGTAATGTTTTAGCTGGTCAGAAAAACTACATTAATAATTGGTACAGAGATGACAGACCTGATGTTCCTCCTACTTTTGTCGAAGAAAAGTTAGGTAAGGCAGTTACAAAAGTAATGGGAGCTTCTGACGCAACCCCGAAAGAGGTTGCTGCTGCCGGTAAGAGAGCAACCGGCTTTGCAGGCTGGGTAGCAGAGGCTCCTCTTAACATGTTAGACGCAGTGTTTAATCCACGGTCTCGTGCGCTCTTTGAGGACACAGGAATAAATGCTAAGACACAGGAAACTGTTAAAGGTATTCTAAAACAAATAGATGAGAACCCTGAGCAGACCTCTCGTTTGTTGGATAAAGCCACTGGACAGGTTATTTACAATTTACACATTGGTGAACAGGCGGGAAGGAAAGCACCTAAAGCTGAAGTAATGTCAGAGTTAAGTAAGTATTCTTTTATTGGTGATGCCTATACCCCTGTTTCTGAGGAAGCTTTTAAGAAGGGAGCTAGGCTTACTAAAACTATGCGAGGAAAGCGAGAGTTAAAAATCTCTGATGCTGACTTGTCTACGGCTTTTAATGCTTTTAAAAATAACTTTAATTTAGGCGACACAGCTAAGCTTGTTTTTAAACAACCTACTGGTAAGTCAGGCAACCACCTAGGAGACATGGCTCACTCGAACCCAGCTAATAAGTTTATTAGGCAAGCCGCTAAGAAACTACAGGATGCTAAAGTTAAGGCAACACCTGCTGCGTGGAACGAGGAACTAGTTAAGCGTTCTAAAGGCGGAGAAAACTATCGCGTTATACAACAAGACGCAGACGGGGGTGTTTGGATACGCTCAGGCACCCCAGTAGAGCCTTTTAGAGGGTCTGCTGTAGTAGAGGGTGGTGTTGCAGGCGTAACTAAGGTGTACCCTGATGGTAGGTCAATAAACTTTATGTTCGACCAACATGACTTTTTAGAGAAGATACCAGCAGTGGGCAAGGTTCTTGAAAAAATGTTACCTAACGATGTCGTAGCTGTTGCTGGGCCTTTGCATTTAAACTTGTTAGATAATGGTTGGGCTAAGGGTATTAAAACTACCGCTAAGATTAAACCTAGTTTAGTGAAAGACCCCTCTCGACAGAACCAGCGAGAAGTTAAGGGTATGTTGGAGAGTTTGGTTAGACTAGAACCCACTCCCGAAACTCTGACAAAACAAAAGAAGATAATCAAGGAGAGAGCTGGGGCGGCGGGAGGTGCTGGTCTTTTAACAGGAGCAGTGGTTGGACGAGAGAACGCAAAAGAAGAAGAAGAAGAAGAATAAAAAAGGGGCCGCGAGGCCCCTTAGTTTTACTAAACTATCTCACATGCTCCCCCAGTACATGCTAACTCCTGAGAGCCTGTTGTATTATCCTCCTTCTCGAAGTAGATTAGGTCATTCCAATTAACACCTTGTGGCATAGCTGCTAGTAACTCCTCGTACTTCTCAGCAGTGATGTCCTCATACGGAGCTTGCTGATATGTATGGTCACTAACAGGCAACAAGCTAATACCACTACAGATGTCAAAGTTATCCCATATCCACTGTGCTACTTGCAGGAACTCGCTATCTGTATAGTATACAGTGATACTTGGCTTATGCTCACACCAATGATTCTGGTAAGTCTTCCAAAGTGCTAGCTGCTCCATAGCTCCTACCATCTTCACTGTCGTACTACCCTTGGGTGCTTTGACAGGGAAGCCAAACACTAACGATGATTCCGACATAACATCCTGTTCTACGGGGAACTGGGCTGCCTGCATGAAGGCTGCAAGCGGGTCTTTCTTGTCTGAACGTACACGTCGAATGTAATACTCAGAGAAGCGAGGGTGGATGCCAGAAGCACTGTCAACAAGCTGAGACACAGTACCAGACGGCTTAACAGCCGTAACAGCAGTAGACTGGTTAATGCCAAGCTTCTCAGCCCACTTCTTGTTAGTTGCAACAGCAACATCTCTAATCTCCTCTAGCCACGTAGCCAGCATAGGTGACTCAGCTCGACTCAGTGTATCGTTATCCATGATGCCAGTCATGCTGACACCTAGCAATGCTTCCTCTTCAGTGTTCTTCTTCCAGCAGTTACGTAGGTAACGGAAGTCAGTCAAGGTAGCCTGTAGTGTACCAATGATGGCAGCAATGTCAGCCTTCTTCTTTAAGGTAGCTAGTGTATCATCTGCACGTACTACAATCTCTGACAAGTTACAGAACTGATTACTACGTAGGATAATCTCAGAGCAAGGGTTAGTACCAAAGTCATAGGTAGGGTCTCTACGGCCATTACGTCCTGCAATCTTCTGTGCTGCTACACGACTAAAGATACCACGCTCACCTGCTTTGGATTCATACAAGGTCTGCATCTCGTTGAGGAACGCTTCGAAGTCTGGCTTCTCTGTGTACGCCACTGAGTTGTTAGCCAATCTACGGTGACCTTCATTCTCCCACCAAGCACCTGACTTAGCCTTAGCCATACGACCATCGGAGAGGTTGGACAAGCTAATCAAAGCTGAACGTCTAACACCACCTACAACTACAATGTCAGCAACCTTACAGACTACATCGTGACACTCAATGCTGGTCAGCTTACGGCCTTCCGCTTTCTTAAAGATGTCAACACAGAAGTGAAACAAATCATCAAGAGGCTGCGGGCCTGACGCTCGACCACCGAAGGTCTCTAGGCGCTCACCTGCTGCCCGTACACCTGACATGTCCCACTTAGGTATCTTACCAGCGTACAGCATAGCGATTAACTCACGGAATGCACTAGCCCATCCTACCTTACTGTCGCCTACTACAATGGTTGTGTCAGTCTTGTGGAATGACTCAGCGACTACTGGTAGCTTGGTAATGAAGTTACGCTCTACGCTAAACCCTACGCCTGTGCCGCACATAAGTACATACATTAGCTCGTCAAAGCTGCGTGGTGAGTCAATGGCTAGGTAGGAGCAGTTAAAGCCTGCTACGTTATCCTTGTCTAGTGCTACACCTGCTGTCATAAGGCAGCGCATTGATGGCATTACTTCTAAGTCATGGATAGCGTTAAACAGCTTCTTAGCGGTCTTGTCGTCTATCTGACCACGGTTAGACCAGAAGTCTACGTAACGCTGTACCGTCTCTGCCCATGTCTCTCTACGGCCTTCCTCTTGCATCCATCGTGCGTAGCGGCTCTTGTGTATAAACTGTTGGTACTGTTCCATTATTTCTTATCCTTTGATTTAGGTTTGTCTTTATTCTTCTTACCAAAGATAGCGTCGTAGTTATCTTCATACTTCTTCTTGTCTGTGGGGCGAGTCGTTGAACCCTTGCCTCCGTGTGTCTGACCTGTAGCCATTATTTACCTCCTCCGCAACCTTCTGTGTCACAAAAAGGCCAGTTTTGACAGCCTAAGTGCGGGTCAAAGTCCCTGTGTTCTGGTTCTTCTTTTTTCCAAGTTATATGTCTCCAAGCGGCCTTTAAGAGAGTCTTACCGTACATCTCAAACACTATTTGGAACCACAATAAATCAAAAGAAAGTATATATGTATTATACTCCTCCGTCTCATCGTCTTCTGACCAATCTGAGTTTTTATCAATCCAGAAGTAAAAGCCTAGAAAACTTCTGGTTCGTTCTCCTAGTTCATACAAATATTCATTACCCACTGTACCTAGTTTTAAAAATAACTCGCTCTGGTATTTACAGTTTCTAACGCAAGAACTCAATAACGTAAAATAAAACATCAGCTATTCTCCTCATTTTCAAACACTACTTGATTTAACAGGCGAGCTAAGTACCACTGAGCCTTCTGTAAATCTTCTACTTGCTTGCCCTTGTAGTCATAACGCCACAGGTACTTCATGCAGTTGCCCTTGAGGTAGCCTTTAAATGCAACACTGGACATGGACTCCTCTATTGCATCAATACATTCTATGTTACCTGTATTGTAGTGGTCAGGGTTGTTGACAACATCTTGTTCCTCGTCGTCGTCAAAGGGATTCATTTCGGCTTCTGCCATGTCAAGATAAACCGTCATCAAAGACTCGTCTATTGTGCGCTTAGGGGCTTCTACTGGCGGGTGCTGCTTGCGTAGTCTATCCCAGTCTTGGGGTGTTGCGTTATTAATGCTCATCTTCTAATTCCTCTTCTCTATGCCTAATTAGTCGGTCTTCAAAAGCGTTTAGTAAGTCTTCACTTGTTATGTTGAGTGTCTCTAAGATAAGCACTTCATCACTGTCTCTGAGAAAAGCCTCTCTGTACTCTTCAAATGTATAGGCCATTAGACTTTCTTCCTTTTAATGTACTTGGTCATTTCCTTGGCTGTGTCTATAGTGTAATGCTTAAAGCCTTGCTTGTCACACCACTCACCCATTGTTATCTTACCACCCTTCCGTACCTTCTTGTGTGGATTACTGAGAACAAACACTAACTCCCATTCCGGCATTGAGTCTCTGATAGCCGTGTACTTCTGTGTGTCACCTACTCTAAAGAATCCTTTACACTCAATCAGCACTGCCTTGTCTTCATGTACGAAGTCCGGTAGGTACTTCCTGTGTGTAGTGTAGGGCAGCCCGTATGGTTCAAACTTGTACTGCCCGTCTAGCTTCTCTGATAAGTTCTTCTCTAGTCCTGACCTAAAAGCCTGTTTCATCTAAAAGAATCTCCCTTACCCGTGGCTCATTAACTACGTTGACTAAATACTTTGGCCCGTAAGCGTAGTTGAAGACTCTTAAATTTGGATAACAGTGGTCTTTGAACTGACAATAAGAGCAACCAATAGAGAGCTTTGTATTTCCTGATTTGCCGTCTGGCACTGGTTGGGTACACCACTCCGTTGGTTCTGGCTGCTCTACTAGCTTTTTTACATGTTCTATCCTTTCGGTAATAGGTGCCTTGAGTATTTCATAGACAGGAGATTGTTTGTCTTCTAGGTCATACTTTAGATAAGTCAAATGACCGTTGGCTTTGTCCATCGCTAACCAGCCAAACTTAGTCTCTCCCTCTGCGTGTGCGTATGCTTTGATTTGATCAATGTAACCAAACGGGTCATCAAACGCCAGTGAACCATCTTTAAACTTCTTAAAGCCAAAACTACTGGCTGACTTAACGTCTGTAACTACTCCGTCTATAGAGCAATCCATGTGGCCTACAATACCGTTTACCTTACACACCTTCTGTTCATTTGTTACTGTGTGTCCTGCCATTCGTGTCAAGAAGATCAGCATCTCTTCAATCAAGTGACCATACATAAACTTGACATAGGTGTGTGGCTGTATCTCTTCCTTCTCTGTGCCATTAAAGTGATTCCAGAGGTACTTGTCAGTGCGGCCAATATTCGACAAGCGTAGCTTGCGGTTATCCTCTCGCTTCTTCCGACCAAACTCTGTACGCATCAGCGCCTTCACACCTTCCCCAAACTTCTCTATCTCCTTCTCTACATCTACAGATGGGTCAGCATCCTTGCTTTCCATCAGTGCGTAGATGTCGTCTACTAGATTATCCGTTGTTTTTTCAGTAGTCATGTATCACTTCCAATATCATTTCGTTAGCTATAGCGGCTGGTAACCTAAACCACTCGTTGATGTTGTCGCACTCCTTTGCCAGCCTTACATGCGCTGCTGACTCCGCTGCTCTCCTGTCGTCTACCTCGTAGGTATACAATAACTGGTAGTCTCTGAAGGGTGATGATG